GGAACCCCGATTTCCACGCTTACTCTAATGGAGATTGCACAATGACAAGTATATTGAAAGTCTCCACAATTCAGAATACGGCGGGTGGCGCACCAACTGCAGCTAACTTAGGGCTGAATGTAGCTGGGAGTGTGCTAAAGGTTTCAGGTACGGCATCATCAGCAAATAATGCGTATGGTAACAATGCTGGCGAAAATCTAATTATGACTATTACCCATACCGCTGCTCAGGCAAACAGTGACTTTTTAATTAGTGCCACTGTGTTTTTCTCCGCACAAGCATCTTCTGCGGAAGAAGCTCATCTAGTCTTAAAAGATAACACGACCAAAATATTATCAGGGGCAGACAGTGGCAGTCGTATTGGAGCGTTTGCTTCTTGTGATAGTGGCTACAACTTTAACAGGTGTCAAATCCTTACAAATAGCGGGTTGTATACTAGCTCTACTCACGCCGCTGGAGATACAAAAACATTTAATCTGTACTTTTATGCCCCTGGCTCTAGCTCAAGCTACGTCATTAACAAAAGCTGGGGTGACAGTGACGGTAACTTTTTTCCCCGATTGGAAAGTCAATTTACGGTTATGGAAATCGCAGTATAAACAGGAGTAAACAAAATGGCATCAATAGCAGAAGCCCTAACTGAGTTAGGCATTACCGAATGGGTACTCCGTGGCGAACCTACCACTGAGGCCGAATTTAACGAGATGTTCCGCAAAGTCACTGGAGCAGACGCTAACGGTTCAGCGATCGAAAGCAGCAACGTAGCTGACTGGGGATGTAGCTGGGCAACCGTCAACGCAAAGCTAACCGAGCTTAATACAGCGGAGCCTTTGAAGCTGTTACGCGCCGAGCGTGACCTCTTGATTGCGGCTACCGATTGGTGGGCATTGTCTGACCTTACAATGAGCGCCGAGCGTACAGCATACCGTCAGGCATTGCGTGACATCACTGACAGCTACACCTCGCTTGACGATGTTGTGTGGCCTACTAAACCAGAATGAAACTAGAACAGTCTTCAGACCTCACCCCTGAACTACGTGTTCAATTAGAATTAAACGCCCACGAAAAAGAATGTGCAGTACGTTATGAGATGGTTCACGGTAAACTTGAGTCATTAGACAAACGTATGTGGCGTTTAGAAGCAATGATAATGGGTTCAACGGTAATAGTCGTTGGCCTTGCTGCATCCCTGTTAATGAAGTTATAAGGAGCTACAATGGAACCTATCAGTACTGCCTTAGCTGGGATTGCACTTGTTAAACAGAGTGTAGACTTTATTAAGACTCATATTAACACTGTTCAAGATATTGGACAAATAGCAAACCAGATTGACAACCTGTTCACAGGTGAAAAACAAGTACAACAAGCCAGAAACAAGAAGGCTGGTGGTGGACTTGGGGATCAATTTGGGGTAGATACTGTAGCTAAAGAAATGATAGATGCTAAACTCGCAGCAGAGAAGTTGCAGGAAGTGGCTACTATGGTTGACATGAGGTTTGGTCATGGTACTTGGAAAGGTATCTTAACTGAACGTGCTAAACGGTTACAAGAACAACGAGAAGCTGAAGCTAAGGCTAGGCGAGAGATGATACAGAAAGCCAAGGAATTTGAAGATACTATGAAAACTGTTGGGTTAGTTACGGCTATCCTAGCAGTAGCCATAGGTCTTCTTATAACAGTTATGGTTTCTATAGCAAAGGCGGCTAATTATGTTTAAAACACTAGTACTAGCTTGCAGCTTGTCTGTACCTACAGACTGTTGGGAGTTCAACGATACACGGGGCCCATACAAAACCTACGAGCAATGCAGAGAGCGTGCTTATGAAATGGGAAATGCTATTATGGAATTACAAGGTAATGATCTAGCCCCTAAAAAATTTAAATGTGTACAGTTAAAAGGACAAGAACTGTAGGAGGACACTATGCTTGAAGCACTTATAGGACCAGTCACAGGTATCCTAGATAAGTTTATACCTGATGCCGATCAAAGAGCAAAGCTTGCTCATGAGATTGCAACAATGTCGGAACGTCATGCCCAAGAACAATTAATGGCGCAGCTTGAAATTAATAAAGCTGAGGCAGCTAGTAC